AAAGGTATCTGTCTTGCCATCTAAGATGAACAGTTCCTTAAAGTGTAGTATAGCATACCTACCTTGTTTATGCAAGATGTGACAAGTCTGGTATAGCTTTTTTTCTTTTCTTGATGAAATGCCAATTCGAGTGAGAGTTTCTTTTACCTTTAGGAAACTATCTGGTGTTGGAAGAGCAATCTCAATTCCTACACCTTTAAATAAATCTTCTGAGTTCATAATCCAAAGCACCTTTTTTTATTATTATTATGTTATGCTGATCATCAATATCTTGACCATCGGATTTATTTATCTAAATTGGCTTTTCTCTAACCCCCTGTCTGTAGTTTGGTGTGTACTTCTGACATTTGATCAGGACTTAGTGCTTTCTGGTACATTTTAGCGACTGTACGGTTACACTCATATACTTCTTGTAGAGCGTCCAAGTCTTTATCAGCATCTGGCTTGAACCACTTAGAGAAGCGTTTGCGTTTACGCAAAGCACCACGATAGTAGTCGAATTGAGCGCCACTGAATAGATTAGGACGTTGGTTCATTTCATTTGCGTGAAGAATTGTATCTTCAAAGTTAGCGAAGCCACGATTAACAATATAAGGCGTATACAGCTTCTCAGCTTGTTCTGGCACTTCATGATTATTAATGAGATCATCCTTAGAGAACGAAGCCGCATTAATAAAATCAAAGGGTGTTATTTCTTTCGGCAATTGTATTCTCCAAATCTTTTAGCATATCATTAAACGGTATAACACAGGTTGCGCAAAGTTTCAAGTTCAATTTACCATCCTGTGTATCGACATTAACTGTGTTGATGTCTTTCTTCGCTATTCTCTTATTACATTCCCAACATATAGCTTTGCTGAATAATGCATCAGCCCACTTACCCATTTTCCTTGTCTTTCATGTACTGCGCGAAACGAGCCGCCCTATCAGGTTGCTCTTCGCGTGGTTTATCTTTGACAAAAACTGTTTTAGAAACAGGTTGTACTGGTTGGATGGTTGTGCCTTTGATCTTCATTTGTAATCAGCTTCCATCATAACTTCAGACATGAATGCCACCATATTGATTTCTAAGTCAGCGCATCGTGTAGCCTTGTCCATGTAATCAGCAATAGTTACAACAAATCCTGGAAGACTGCGCAGTTCTACTTTATGTTGTGCCATATCATAGATACGACGAAACATCTCATTCATGTCTTGATCAGAGTTCTTGGCAACCCACTTGCGTAGATTAGACCAGTCTTTTACTTTCAGCATACGGAATGCTTCTTCAAGAGACTCTTGCTTGAGGTTAACAAAGATACCTTCGTCAATACTACCAGAAGCCGCATATGATTGTAGCTCAGTTAATACTCGACGGAAATCAGGGAAGTGCTGTTCTACAACCTTGGCAACAACTTTATTATCGAACTTAACGTTTTCTTGTTCTAAGATAGCTAGAACACGTTTGTAAAACGAAGCCGCAAGTTTGGGCTTGTCAGCGCTTTCAATCGTAAAGTCGATAGCCGACATACGTGAACGCAGTGGTGAAATGATACGATTTTTGAAATTACAAGTAAAGATAAACCCACAGTTAGAAGAGTATTCCTCAATGAAATTTCGTAATGCTGGTTGAACTGCATTAGCATTAAGATAGTCTGCCTCATCAAAGATCACATACTTGCGACCACCACTAAGGGATACAGCAGATGCATATGTCGAAATGTCATACCGTAGTGTATCAATGTTTACGTTCAAAGAGCCATTCTTTACGATATAGTCACAGCCCATTTCTTCTAACATGGCTTTGGCAACAGTTGTTTTACCAACACCTGGGCCACCAGTCAGTAGAAGATTTGGTACGCTATCATCTTTGATGAATTGTTGAAAGGTTGCCTTTAGCTTTGGGCTAAGGATTGTATCTTCAATTTTCTGTGGACGATACTTTTCTACCCACAATACTTCGTTTGTCTTTGCATCAATTGTCATGTGTTCACCATTTCATCATATAAAAATAAGTTGTAGGTTTATAGCGAGAGCCTACATCGCTTAGTCTTAGTTAGATACTTTGTCAGCCAATGGAGCATCAGCAGGAATATCTGCTGGAGCTTCTGATGGTAGACCACCTTCTGGTGCTTCGCCTTGTGGTGCATTTTGTTGTAGGAACACCTCTAGCTTATTGCGTAGCATACCTACACCTGCTAGTTCACGTCCTTCAATGCCACCACGGCGACTTACAACATCAATTAGTTGTACCACAGTTGCAATATCTTGCAATGAGATTGATACAGGCTCTTGCTGTTGTTGTTGTTCTTGTTCGCTCATATTAATTATCCTTTCCGATAAGTTGATTTGGTATCGATTGCCACATAGTATGTAGCATCTGGGCTTTTAAACTCAGAAATGCCTTTTGCGCATAGAGTTACGCTATAGTCTTGAGGCAATAGCTTAAGGTTATCTGTCTTGATAATAACCTTAAAGGTATCATTGGTTGTACCAATTTCAATACCATAATCATCAGCCCCTGTATCGGTGCTACTGATTGCCTTGAGGTAAATCTTACCTTCCTCACCGACAAATGCAACTTCTTGGAATTGAAGTACACCCGCCGCTTTAATTACCGATTGAAGATCGTTCCATGTAACATTCACTTCAACATCTTTAGTCGGCAATTCAATCTCCTTAGTAGGAGCCGCATGAATCATAGAGATGTCTGCGAATACGTATTTGGTACGCTGTTTTCCTTCAGTTACCAAAAAGTATTTATCATGAAATTCTACGTCAGGATCATTATAAAGACCCAAAATAGATAAAAAGCGTGATAAATCGTAAATACATGCCTGAGACGGAATGCTATCAGCAATAGTCGCCTTGGCAATCAAGGTTTTTTCTGGTGTAATAGTCTTAAGAGTATTCCCAGCTTCCATCAAGATCGACTTGTTGATAGTGGAAAAACTCTTGAGTATTGTCAGAGTTCGTTCAGAAAATTTCATTATATAGTCTCCAAAGTTTAATTATTTGTTAAGATTAACACATGTATTGGAATGTGTCAATCTTTTTTATAAGTTTTTTTACTAGCTGTTTTATCAGCCGTTGCTGATACACCCAATGAACCAATAGCCGCCATGTTGCCCTTGAAGATATAAGAGCCAATGTGGTTGATTTGCATCCATGGACACATCCATACTTGCATCCCAGCAGCACGTGCTTTGTGGCAGAAGAAATAGTCCTCACTCAAATAACGCTTGGTCTTTGGATCAATAACACAATCAAAGTAAGCCATGATCTCATTCGAACCATCAAAGTTTTCAGTACGGATATGATCAGGTTTGTATGAGTATTCTGGATATGCTTCTTTGTATTTCTCAAAGGTTTCTCTTGGAATACACATGAAGCCTGTACCACCTTCGCCAATCTCAAGAGGCTCAGAAAGATTAAAACTAGCAAGCTTATTAATTGGATTGAAAACATAATCCGCTGTGTATTGATCCAATGCGAATGGCGTGTCTTCTGCTTTACCGATTTCTACAGCCTTCTTGACCTTTTCCCATGCAATAGTTTTCTTAGGATACGGACCTGTCACAATATTGTACTTAGGATCAGAAACTTGGATTGCAATTAGACCTAGTACGTCACGAGGGTCAAATGCAATGTCAGAATCAATAAAGACAAGGTGTGTACATTCAGAGCGCATAAACTCATCAACTACATAGTTTCTTGCTCTTTGGATTAGGCTCTCATTGAACAAGTAATAAAAACGAACATCGATACCGTTAGCGGCACACATCATGGCTAGATCAGTACATGATTTTGTGTATGACCCACTACAGTTGCCGCCATACATTGGCGTTCCAATAAAGATTTTGTGTTTTCGAAGTTCTTCGATTGATATTTGTAGTTTCATATTTCAGTTATCTCCAAGTCATGCTCTGCCCTAGTAATAGACTGAAGGCGTAAAATATCAGCCGCTACATCATGCTTACTGTCATGGGCGTTAAAGTTGTAATTCCACTTCTCTATGTTACTAACAGGAATAAACCCATTAGGATCGATGTCAAAGTTGAATTTCGCATCAATGAATGTACGAGTGTCACGTACAGCATAATGCTTTAAGTGTTGGCTCAACAAACTTTGTTTGTCAGCATCTTCTGCAATACGATCCAAGATAATGGGATCGAACGTATTACCTCTCGACCACCAACATTCAATCTTATTAGAAGAACGTAGATAATCTACAAGCTTTTCTATAAACTGACTTGCAGTCAGATCATTGGCTGATGGCTTGAGGTTTTTTCTCAATTCTGGTGGTTGCGATAACCACCAATCAAGATCACTTTTCTTGTACGCACATCCATGGTTCATCATCTGATCCTTAATATCAAATTTAGCCTGTTCCATCCCAAGAACCAACTCTTTAAACGTATATGGGTTTTCTGTAAACCGTTTCCACTCAAATGTAGTGTAAGACACATCAATTGCAGGTATTTTTCGTGAGTTAGTACCAATAGTTTCAAAATCAAATATAAAATGGGTTGCCATTAGCATAACTCCTTTGGATGGTTGTAATTATTCATTATACCACAGAATTAGTTATTTTGCAAGCTAATTTTACTCTCAAGCATTGTAATCTCATCTTTCAGCCTAAGTTTTTCGACTTTTGCTTTCTTTGTGTGCTTTTCTGGTGCTTTTTCACCTTCCAAAGCTTCAACCATGTCATGTTGTTTCTTATGTCGTTTCTTGAGTAGTGCTAAACGATATTCATCATCTTCAGTAGTCATTTATATTCCCCCCTATACAAAAAAGCTGTCTATTGTGTTGACTTTGACCGCTGACCAACCAACGGCCTCTAGTATTGCTTCGATAGGGCTTAGAAACACCTTCTCGAACTGTTTTTCATAGTCTATGTAGTTTGCTAGTTCAAACTCTGGTGGTAGCCGTTGACCAGGGAATGAAACAATGTTCTCACGGATTGGATTTGGCGACTTGAGGTAGACGTATTTAATCTTGTCACCCCCAGCAATTGGCTCATACGTTTTACCCAAGTCTCTTTTCTTCAATTCATGGTTATACAAGATACAGCCACGGACGTGCATTGGACAACCTTTCTTGTAAAGAGATACCCCATCCATATACTTAGCTAAATCTTGCGTACCACTATTACGACCAATATCTTCTGGTGGTAGGTTATAGAATGCTTGACGGAAGTTCTCAATAAACTCCTGTACCGATTCTTCGTTACCGTTCATGATAACTTCGAAAGATGCTTTTAGTTTATCACGACACACTTCGGGTGTTGAAGAACGCACAGACTCAAGACCAGTAACGGAAACCTTTGGCTTATCGTAGTGTACACCCTCAGAGTTCAGAGTATTCATTATGTAACGCTTCTTAGCAATAAAGATGGACTTGTCTGTAATCTTCTCGCGCTTCATGAACATCGCTTGGCGATACGCACCCATCTTTTTAGCAAGGTCTTCATAACCAGCTTCAAGAACTGGCTCGATTTTCATTTGGCAAACTTTGTCAAGGAACTCTTCACCCTTCTTACGATCAATGTCTACCGTACCAAAAGCATTCTCGACGATTGGAGCCATATCAACATAGATAGAATCAGTGTCGATATACACAATGTAATCTGTATCAGTTTTGAGAATACGGTTTAGATAATCATTCACGGACTTCTGTGCATATCGAATAGACAACTGACCAGATGTCGTAATCGCCTCTGCCATGTCGTTAATATAGTACAGGAAGTACACGTTAGCAGTTGCACCATAAAGTGAGTTCATAGCAATTTTGATAGCCATCTGAGAGTTGTGTAGCTGTGTAGCCTCACGCTTCAGTCGTGACTTCTCAGATGCATCAGTAGCGTCTTCCAACTGTTGCTCTACCTTAAGCATGTTCTGCTTGATGACCTTACGGTTGTTGTAGTATTCATCAATGATGCTAGGAATAACACCCTTAAACTTGTTACTGAAACAAGCACCATTAGCACCCACAGACATAGATGCATCATTGTTTTGGAAACGACCTTCAAGAACCATATCTTGGGATACTTGCTTACGTTCATTTTCCAAGTATGTCTCAGGTGACATATTGTACTGCAACATCAAGTGTGGATACAGAGAGTTAAGATCGAACGATACAATCCATGGATGCATACCAACTCTTGGGTCTTTTACATAGCCACCGACAAGTTCACCCGCACGTTGACCTGCTTCACCCTTAACTGGTGGAACCTTACCATCTTTCATCAGGCGACGATATAGAGTTGTTTCCCAAATACCCACAGTACCAAATGCATCTTGATAGTTTACACCACCGCCATAAGCAACAGTCATAACAAGAGACATCAAACCTGTTTCATCTTCGAAACGTTGGATCAGTTCTGTATCTTTAAGGTTATAGTCTAGGTACAGTTGTGGGTTCTGTTCGTACAGTGCGTTTAGGTTGCCATACTCAGAATAGTCTAGCTTCTTTTCACCCAACACAGTGTATGCGATATGATCAAGCTTATAGCTCTCTTGTGTGCCATACTTGTAGCCAAACTTCTTGAATGCATCCATATAGTCAACGACAGTCATGCCACTGATCTGATATGTGCCTTGCATCTTACCAAACATCTCACGCTCTTTGTGTCGTACATTGCGCCATGGGCTTAAATCTTTTACCCATTCTTCACCGAACAGTCGCTTCATGCGAGTAATGATGTATTGAACATCAAAGTATTCCACGTTCCAACCTGTGATAATATCAGGATAGCGGTTAACCCATATCTCTTTGAAACGCTTCAGCAAGGCTTCTTCGCTATCAAATTTCATGAAGTGAATGTTATCAGGGTGTAGATCAAGTAATGTCTTGCTCTTGTCATAGTCCTTGCGCCCTAGCAGATGGTAATCAGAAGACTTAGATGACTTGTATGCAATAGACGTGATTTCTTTGTCAGCCTCATTTACATTTGGATAACCATTGGCAATGTCAACCTCAATATCGAAAGATACGATGTTGATCAGTGATGCGTCAAACTTGATTTCATCTGGATACTTTTCTTGGATGAACTGAGACACGTAATTAGTGTTCCCAGCAATCTCAAGACCATGCACATCTTTATAGCGCTCTACAAAATCCTTGCCCTCTTTCATACCGTCTAGTTGGTGCGGCACTAATGGCTTGTCAGACGCAAGACTTCTGTACTTAGTATCAGTAACATCTTTCTTGCCATTAGTGAAAAGTGTTGGTTGAAACTTGACCTTCTTGCTGAACTGCTTGCCATTCTCATAGCCACGCCAAAGAATGTTTTGACCATAGCGCTCAACTGATGTGTAAAAATTAGACATTGGAATCCTTGTTTGTGTTTATACTATAATAACACAGTTATTCATCTACGTCAACTTCTTCTTCAAGAATAATATCTGTTAGGTAAAGTTCATAGTAATCATGTTCGTAACCTTTAACCTCTAG